TCATCCCAGGAACAGCAAGGAACGGTTAGGGCTCAGAGGTTTAGATCATGGTTACAGGAAGACCGTCCGAATACTGTCCAGAGACTGCAAATCTGATTTGTGAATTGCTCAGGCATGGGCAGTCATTGAACTGGATTTGTGACAAAAGTGATATGCCAGATAAGGTTACGGTCCTTCGCTGGGTAGAGAATAACCAAGAGTTTCGCAACCAGTACGCACAGGCGAGGCTAGATCAAGCCGATGGAATCAGCGATGAAGCCTTTGACGTGGTTCGAACCGAAGAGAACCCGAACATGATTAACGCCAAGGTTAACGCACTACTGGCGATTCAGGCAAGGCTCTCACCGAAGAAGTACGGGACACAGCGGCTTGGAATCGGTCAAGACCCAGACGCGGGCGCGGTAAAGATTGAAGTCTGTTATGTCGAGACAAATACAGCTGAGGCTGAGTAAACGACACGCAGGACAAGAGAAGATTAGGGAGCTGTCCCAGGCTCATCGCTTCATTGTTCTCCCTTGCGGGCGTAGATTTGGCAAGACAGAGGAAACAGTCACAGAAGCAATCGAGACTGCGCTTAAAGGGCAGAAGTACGGTTACTGGTGTCCTGACTTCAACTTTGCAGATGAGTTCTGGCGAAGACTCAAGATTAAAGCCGAACCGATCATCAAGCGCAAGGACGAGACGAAGAAACGCCTTGAGACAATCACGGGCGGCTCGATTCAATGTTTCAGTCTTCACGATGGGCCGGACGCAGGCAGATCACTGGACTTTGACCGAGCGGCGATAGACGAGGCAGGTTTGATACCTTGTCTGCTTGAGGCATGGACAGATACGATTCGTCCGGCACTCATGGACCGAAAGGGCAGGGCTTCATTCAGAGGCACACCCAAAGGTCGAAACGATTTCTACACGCTCTACACATGGGCACTAGATGAAACGAAGCCCGATTGGGGTTTCTACTCTGCAAAGACAGGCGACAATCCTTACATCCCACGGTCTGAGATTGTGGAGATGCAGCCACCGTTCATTTCAGAACGTTCTTACCGCCAGGAGATATGCGCAGAATTTCTGCAAGACGGCGGCGGGGTCTTCGGTGATGTTCGAAGGCTCATACAGCCAGGGGTAGAACGAATCGAGCCATCCGAGGGCAGAGTTTACAGGGCGGGTATTGACCTTGCCAAGTCTCAGGACTTCACGGTTGTATCTGTGATGGATTCGACCGGGCAGCAGGTTTGCATCGAACGCTGGAATCAAGTACCGTGGCCTGAGACTCAGAGGCGGGTTAAGGCAGTTCTTGACAGATACAACGCAGTCGGAATTGTTGACTCAACGGGTGTCGGTGATCCTATCTTTGACGAGCTTCGGCGCATGGGATGCCGGGTCAAGCCTTTCCAGTTTACGCAGCGGTCAAGAGAACACTTGCTTGAACGGTTGCAGATGGCTTGTGAAGGTGAAGAGATTAAGCTGCTCGATCATCAGGGGCAGCGTACCGAATTAGAGGCTTTTGAGTGGGTGATGCGTGGGAAGACAATCCGCGCAGAGGTTCCGAGTTCAGTGCATGACGACTTGGTGATGGCTCTTGCCCTTTCAGTTTCCGAATCCAAACCTAGACAGGTATTCATCGAATGACAAACAATCGCATTGCAGTCGGCTCCGTGGTCGAAGGAATCTCGGGGGCAGGTTATGTCAGAACGGATGCTGACGGCTTGGTTCTTGACCCAGGCGATTCTCCAAACATTGCCACGGCAGACATCGCAGCGGGAGCGGTTACGACTGTCAAGCTGGCGGATGATGCGGTAACGGCGGCTAAGATTGCAGATGGGGCAGTCGGGCTCGATGCGGTCTCCACAGACTACAAAGACGCTTTAGCTTTGGATTCAGAGAGTCAGCCAGACTTCACTCATCTTATCGGTTCTGCCAATGACGGTCGAAGCGTTATCAAGATGAACGGAACGGGATACGATGTCTGGGTTCCTTGTGGTTTTGAGGCTTTCACTCGTTGGCAGATGATTCAATCGGCAAGCGGTCGAGACCATAGGATTCGCTACCCACGAGTAGAACGGTGGCACCAATTCGCACCAATTCTAGGCAAAAATGCAACGGTGACGGGTTCGCCGGACATCTTCTCAACTGACACGTATTGGCCCACGGTCGCGGCACTGTTTACCAGCTCTCATTCTTCGCAGGTGACGTTGACGGGTTCCGGTCGCTTGGTTCTGTACTACTACGCAAGAACATCCTCAGGCACAATCAATATCACGGTTACGTCAACCAATGCGCTCTTTGATGCTTCGGACGTTGTGACGAGTTCTGCCACGTCAGCGGGCACGGACGGCCCTGCATGGCTCTTGATTGCTGACAATCTCCCTCACGATACTTACACGGTCACTGTGGCGGGCGCAGGCGGCACGGCAACCTATCCTATTGCGGTAGGTATGACGATGGACTCAAACGCTCATCGGGTAGAGCCTCACAATCCTTTAACCAACCGTGTTCAGGTTGCACCGTGGCGGGCGTTCATCATGGAATCGAGCGCGTACACGGTCATCAATGAGGCGAGCGGTTCTGTCTGGCATGACGGCGTTCATCAGACGGCGGGCAAGACTCTCAACGCGAATGAGGATTATGTCTATCTCGGATGCAAGTCCGGGGACACGTTTGACCGGGTTGACATGACCTTTACGACTGCCAATACGCTCGTGGGCGGAAACACAGTAGCGCAGTATTACAACGGGACGACTTGGACAGCTTTGACAGTCATTGCAGACACGATGCGGCAGTCTACTCTTCCTCTTGGTGGAAACGGCTACATTCAGTTTGCTATTCCAAGTGATTGGACTGCGGTCGCGGTGAATGGTGTTACTGCCAAGTGGATTCGCCTTGCATCTTCGAACATGGCAAGCAGTGTCCAGATCGCTACGGCTTGGCTTCGTTTGGTTTGGAACGCTCCAGAGGTTGTTATGACGGTCTCTGCTCAGGATTCGGAGTTCGAACCAGTCTTTAACCGATCAGAGAACCCGAGTGATGACGACATCGGCGGCGGTCACGGAAACATTACGCGCACGGCTTTTACTTTGACTGTGGACGGGGTGGACGCTACCACCGATTTGACGGCGGGCAAGTCTCTTCCCGGCAAGTCTATCGAGTTCTCCCAGACGATGAACGCTTTGACTGCCGAGGCGGGTTCAACCATTGGCACAATCTCGGAGCGGCACAGATTCGGCGGCGGCGGCGTGAGTGTCCAGTACATCCTGACGGCTAGCGCAACAATCACGATGTCACCGTGGGCGTACTCTGCTATGTTCCCGATTGACAGCACTACGCCTTTCACTCACTTTGATTTGTTCTACAGAGGGCAGACGGTGCGGGCGGCATTGCCTATCAGCGGGGCGCAGACGGACCCTGCCGAGGTTTGCGGGGCACGGTTCACCAGCTCCAGCTATCCGTACTCTGCGGGTGTTCTACAAAGGCTCCCTCAGACTGCTAATTTCAACTGGGTTTATTCGGTTTCGAAGTGCTTTGTCTACAACTCGGGCAGCAACATCAAGTTCTACTCACAGACAAGCGATTCAACCCTTCCGAAGTCCTTGACGACCGGCCAGAAATGGAGCGTCGATAACTTCTACTTTGTGGCGGCGATTTAATGAACCTGTTTCAACGATTCACGACTGCTTTCAAGCTCACCAAGTCTTTCGGGACGGTTTCCTCTACTTGGGGAACGTATCTGACGGGCGGCGGCTTGGACAAAGGCAAGGCGGCAACGTCAACCACGATGGCAGCGTGTCGTAACTACATCACTCAGGCAATCAACGAAGCTCCTTTGATTGTTGAGAAGAAGACTGTCAAGGGTGATGGCTGGGAAGAGACTGACTTCCCGCCAGAGCTTGAATGGCTGACGGCAGACCTCATTTCAAACGGTGGGATTGTTCAGCAGACTCACGCCTCACGCATGGCGGGTGCTGCTTGGGATTTGTTGGTAACTCAAAATGCCATGTTCGTTCCTGTCAAGAATCAGTCAGGGAAACAGGTTGCGCTTGAGTTTGTTCCGTGGGGATTTGTTAATCCTCAGTTCGGCAATACTCAAAACGTTCTCATTGGATACCGCATCGGTTCAAGTTCGAAACTCTACACGGCGGATGAAGTCATTCATGTTCGGTTGGGAATGGACCCGGACCGTCCCTGCCTTGGATATTCGAACGAACCTGCTCTTAGAGAAGCTGTGACGGCTGACTCTGACGGCAATCGGTACATGGCGCGGGTTCTGAATGTTCCGGCGCCTTCTCTCATTGCCCAGTTCAAGGACGCTGTTGACGGTGCAAGCAAAGAGAACAGGGATATGCTTAAAGAGGCCCTGCTTCGATCTTGTGGCGGCGAGAACGCGGGCGGTGTGGCTGTTTCGACGGCAGAAATCACAATCGAGCGTCTTGGCTTCTCTCCTGAACAGATGGCACTTGACAAGCTCACGAAGGCTCCACAGTTTGCAATCTGTTCGGTGTTCAATATCCCGGTCCAGGCTTTGCCACTTGCGGCCGCATCTGAATCGAGCACTTATGCCAACGTAGCAGAGGCAAGAAAGGCAGCAGCGACAAATTGTGCGGTTCCGATTTGGAACGCCATCGGTCAGGCTTTCAGCACCAAGTTTGTCCCAGAGGGTTCGCTCAGGATTCGCTTTGACTATGCGAACGTGATGGCATTGCAGCCGGATATGCAGATCATGGCGGAACGTGCGGAGAAGCTGTACCGTGCGGGTGTTATCGACCGTGCAGACGCTAAGAAGATGGCAGGTCAAGAGTTCGGACCCGAGGATGTTGGACACTACGCATCAGAGGACAAGCTCGCTTCACCTATCGGCAACAACGAAGCCCAGAAGATTCGGGACGCAGTAGGAGCTTAGATGAACACTCCTAACTGGAAAGAGTTTGCGTCAAAGATGGACTCTCAGGGGTCTTCATCCGTTGCAATTCACAGTCAGTATCACAAAGAGTTCAGACGATGCTCTTGCGGTGTTGATGTCAAGTCTGCCGTTGAACTTCTGACAAAGGCTTTTGGCTCGCCTATCAGTTTCGGAAATACCCCGTTCGAAGACGCAGCGGAAAGGATTTATAAGAAGCTCATCGCCCTTGGTGAAGCAGTCGCAAGTGGCAGAGTGTCACCTTACGAGTTCGAAGAATTGATGATGGTCATTCTGAATAATGGGCACATTGATTCGCACCTAGCAGGGCAGGAGATGTCCGGCTTCTCGACTTACCGCATCCTGGCAGAACGCAGAGGACGGCAGGTTGCACAGGCTCAGGTGAGCTTTGTACGCGGCTTTGCACTTGCTTTGGCACAGAAGGACGCAAGGTACTGGGACGAGATTGAAGGCAAGTTCAAGCCGGATCCGATTGTAGCCAGGGCTGCCAGTTATCTCGGGCGCACGAGGGGCACGGCTTACGATGGGTTCACGGTTGCAACGCCTTCAAATACGCTTTATGACTGGCGTTTGGGCGGCGTTGAACTTCACTGCACAGAATGCCCAGACCTTGCGGCGGCTGGCCCGTGGCTCAAGTCAGAGGATACTGCCCAGCTTGATTATCCTACGCTTTTCACGAAGCCAGGAGAGTGTGATACTCCCTGCCTTTACAACTGCAAGTGCTCGCTTGTAAATCTCGCATCAGGGGCTGTAGGACCGGCTCCGTTCTCATTTGAGGAAAGTAATGACTCTATCGCAGCCTAAGAATAAGACCATTTTGGCTCCTGAGCTGAAAGTCACCGTTACCGAAAGCGGGAACGGACGACTCGAAGGCTATGCCAACGTGTTCAACGTAAAGGATTCGTACTCCGATGTCACTATGCCAGGTGCTTTCCAGAAGCATTTGCCCGAGTTCATCGGCAAGGGTTTCCTTCTGATTGACCACGAATGGGAGTACGAGAAGGCAGTCGGCATGATTGTCGAGGCTTACGAGGATGCCAGAGGGCTGTATTTCGTGGCTGAGTTCCACGGAGACGACCGTTCTCAGGGAATCCGCAAGAAAGTACAGGAACGAATGGCGGCAGGTAAGGAAGTCGGCTTGTCTATCGGGTACTGGACACTTGCCGAAGAGACCGGACAGTTCGACGGAGAGACAGTGAACTTCCTGAAAGAACTCAAGGTGAGAGAGGTTTCTATTGTTGTCGCTCAGGCCAATGAGGATTCAGCGGCAACGGCAGTCAAGCAGTCGCGCAAAGATCAGCACGATGCGATTGTTGAGGATGCAACTGCCTACCTTGGGCGCATCAAGGAAATAAACGATTTGGGGCGGTCCGATGACTGGAAACAGGAACGGGCTGATGAGTTCAAGGCTCTTGGTGCCTTGTTCATGAAGATGGCGGAGGAACTTACCCCGGTTCCGCAGGCCCAGGACGAAAGCGACGGAGACGCAGCAGCAGCCTTGGTTCTGCTCGAAGCTGATTTGGTCCTTACTACGAACTAAAATGACCACAGTTCAGAAACTACTCGAACAGATTCAGGGAGCCAAGAAGTCTCTTGAATCTCATTTGTCGATTCCGGCAGATCAGCGAAACGAAAATTACGCTTCTGCCCGTGACGGAATGGTTGAGAACCTCAAGGGTCTTCAGGCAGATTTCAGCGCAGCCCAGCTCGCCGACTTGCCAGAAGACGATCACGGTTCAAAGGCACAGCGAAAGGCCGAAGTAGACAACAACGCAGTCAATCGTGTTGAGATGTCTCAGGCGAAGGCTAACGGCTTTGACTTCAACGTAAAGGCTGCTCGTGCCGGCATCATGGCTGGACAGAAGACCATCGAACTGCCTGACGTGAACTTTGACGCTATCCACAAGATGCGAACAAAGGCCGTCACCCGAACAGACTCGCAGATTCTGCCAGGTTACGAAGGTCTTGAGATGCTTGCCATCAAGCCTCCTACGACTCTCGATTATCTCCAGAGCCGCCCAACCACTCAGAACGCAATCACCTTCCGACGCCAGACCACAAAGCTGGACGACGCGGCTCCACGAGCTGAGGGTACGAGCCTTCCCGTCACTTCCTTTGCTGCTTCTCGAATCACCGTTCCTGTTGAGGCCATCGGTCATCTGTTCGACGTTACCGTTGAAGAGATGGAAGACGACCCAGGAATGCAGATGCTTCTGGCACAGGCTGCTCAGGATGTCTGGCGAGAACTCAACGAGCAGGTTGTTATCGGTTCCGGTACGGCTCCTGCCTTGACCGGCATCGTCAACAGCTCGGGTATTCAGACCGAAGCCTACGCAACCTCCCGCGCAATGTCCATCAAGAACGGCATCACGTCGCTCAAGACGACAGAGCGGGCCACTCCTGGTCTTCTCCTTATGGACCCGGCTGACTTCGACCTCGTTATTGGCGATCTTATCGCTTCTCCGAGTTTCGCAATCAACTACATCCAGAACGGAATCCAGGCACGGCTTTGGGGTCTCCCAGTCGTTGAAGAGGAAGACATCGTGGCAGGCTATGCCTACGTTTACGATCCTTCCCTCGCATACGTCGCCTACCGAACCGGCATGGTGCTTGAACAGACTCAATCTGACGGCTCCAAGTTTGCCGAGTTGGTTGCAACTTATCGAGCCTACATCCGAGCTGCCTACGTCATGCGACGCCTCAACGTTCGCAAGGTGGACATCACAGCCTAAAGGCGGGAATTAAGATGAACAAAAACACAAACATCGGTTACAACACCACGCTTGTGCCAATCGCCTTTACTGCGCGGGCAGATGCGGGCGTCCTTGGCTCATGGCAGAACACCACGGGCAAAGACCTTTTGGTTCTTACCCGAGGCATCCATGTCGGCACCACTTCGACGGGTGCGGCAACGGTTGACGCTGGCATCGCTGCTACTGCGGTCACAAATGACACTCTGATTGACGGTCAGGCTCTTAACGGGCTTGCCGCCAACACAGTTGTTCAGACTGCGGGCACAAACGGCGCAATGCTCCGAGTCGTTCCGGCTGGCTACTACGTTACAGCGTTCGGTTCTGCCGACACGACTGGACTTGTTGCCACCATGTACATACTGGTCTCAGAGATCAGCTAAAGAAACCATGTCCCACGCTGCTTTTCCATCTGCTGCCGAAGTCCAGACTGCTCTTTCCAATGCCGGGTATTCACTCCCGGTTGGAACGTCTGGCACGGGCTACGCTGCTCAGGCAAAGACGGCGTGGGAATCTCTCTGCGGTTATCCGTTCTTAGGAACAGGAACGCCGGGGGATGTTCTTTATGATGCCACCTGTTCGGAGTTTCTACACTTCGGCAGGTGGTATTCAAGTGTCACAGCCGTTGCGGTTGGCGTTTCAGAAGCCGACACGACAGGCACGGTTCTTGACATAGGCAATTCTGTTTTCCTTGCAAAGAATCGAGATTCGAAGGTTTACGGCTTGCGGTTCCCGTCTGCCATCTTCGGAGCGCAGGAATCAATCAAGGTCACGGGCTTGTCAGGGTGGGATTCAACCGTCCCCGATGATGTCTTTGACGCGGTGCTTACTTATGCCGTGGGTCTGGCAATCAATGACCTTAGAAGCCAGAACGGTGTAGTGACTGCGCTTGAACAGCCGGGTTCTAAGACACAGTACGCAGAATCCGTAGTACCAACCGAGTTCATTAGAGGACTCCGAAACAATTTGAAGACGGCAGCCAATGCCTACCGACAGCCACAGTTGAGCTAGATATGCCAGTTTTCTCAAGAACAGAAGCACTCGGGCAGCCTTTGACATCGCCTCACACTGCCCGCTGGTGGACCCGCACAGAGACTTTAGGGGCCGGGAACGTCGTTGAGTACACCTCAATTGTAGACAACGGCACAATCCAGGGGTATCTCCATCGGCAGGTCTCACAGGCTATGCTCGATACGCACGGCTTGATGGCTCACCAGGCGGCAGAGTTTCAGATGCCTGTCAGGTACGGTCGGGTTGTTGACGGTGTTCAGCCCGTGAAGATAAGCGACGAATTGCAGATCGGCGGGCAGCGCTGGCAGGTCATCACCAGGCCAATCATCCAGGACGTTCACCAGACGGGCGGACACGCTCAGGTGCTTCTCAAGACAGCGGAGGCAGAATGAGCTACGCAGACCAATACAAGGCGGCTCGGGCAAAGATTGTCAGCCATATCTCAACGGCTTGGAGTCCAGCGAAGCAGCATTACGGAACGGTCGAGATTCTTGCGACCGAAGCACTTCTGCCCGCGTCTTCCATCCTCAAAGAACCAGGCACAGAGCTTGGTCCGCAGAGTCCAACGATCAACGAAGCCCTTGAACGGCTCATGGTCGCGGGCGTGTGGGCAAGGCCTGAGAATGAGAACCTAGAAGATTTTGTACTTGACAGGTTTGAAGAACTTCGAACGCTGCTCGATACTGACAACCACTTGACCAATACGGTGACTGAATGCCGTGTTTCATCTTGGGACTACGATATTCCAAGCGGTGTAGACCCGAACTCTAAGCGTGTTTACGTGTACTTGACGGTCAATCTTGAAATGCCTTACAATCGTGACGGCTCCTAATGGGAATCTTTACCTCTCCTGTCGCCTTGATGAATCACCAGAAGGCACGGTTTGCGGGCGTCAAGGTGACGATGAAGGCAGCGACGGCAGAACTGGCAAAAGGTGGATACGAGGACTTCAAAAGTCAGACGGTCGGCGGCTTGTCTACTCGGCAGCTTCGGCAGATGGGTCATCCATACGCAAGATCGGCGCGGGTTCTGAATATCGCCAAACTCAGCGGCTACCGTGGCGTGAGTCAAGGCAAGAGACATCAAATTACTTCGAAGGGGCGGGTTGAAGACCTCCCAATTAACAGACAGTCAGGAAAGTTGAATCGAGGCGTCCGGCTGATTTCAAAGAACGGGGGCACTATGTTTGACTTGTTCTCAGACGTGCCTCATGCAAAGTTTGTGCTTGCCCTTGACGGGACTCTGCACATGAGACCACGCGGGCTACTCGGTCCGAAAGGTCTTCTCAGGAAGCGACACAAAGCCAGACACGCGGGCATCGTTCAGGCGGTCCGGCTACAGCAAAGGAAACCATAATGCCAGCTCTACAAAAAGCAATCGACCTGTCTGCTCTCAGCGTCGCAACCGTTGACCAGAAAGACTTTCTCCAGTCCGCATCACTCAAATATGCCGTGACTCCTGTTGACGGGCGGGCAGTTGTT